CTTCACCTGCAATTTTAAGAGCAACATCTGTATTAGCAGGATCTAGATAGTAATCAGTATTAGCCGAATCAACAAATCTTGCAGCTTCAAAATCACCTGTTGAGGAAAGAATCTTATTATTACGTACACGCACTCTATCAGCATCAGTCATGTAGAATCCGCCGCCAGATCCAAATGCAAGTTCGTCGGTTGATAAGAATGTTGCGTTTGCGTTACCAATTACATACGCGTCATTAGCACCATTCAGTTGTACAGAGCCATCTACGTGTAATCTGTTGTTTGTAATTGTGCGAGGGCCGCCTATTATAGATGCAGTATCAGATACAGTATATGTTGTTGAATCGTTTCCTACTACAACATTACCATCGCTCAGAATTGCAAATCTACCAGTAGCTCCAGTATCATAGAAAACTTGATTTCCATCTGTAATATGATAGATATTTCCGCTTGCATCACCCGCAAGAGTATAATCTGTAGAAGTATCGCCATAATCTGCAAGCTTATTGCTGGCTGTAAATGGATTATTGCCCATTACTCCAGAAGTTCTTACACTTAGAGCTGCAGATGGAGAAGAAGCATTTACTCCAAAATTAACTGATGTGTATACTTCATTTGCAGTTGCTCTTAGTCTTTCAACTCCATTTGTCCACACCGCAAATTGATCATTTGTATCAAATCCAATATATGTATTTGTATCACCGGTGTGAATTAAGTAATCATCTGTGTAATAAGTTGGAGCAAAAACATTTACTGAAGATGTAACACTAGTATTATTAATAGTTAATCTTGCTGTACCGCCAGTTGTAAATGTTTGAGTATCTGTTCCAAATGAAATTTTATTATCAGTGTCACCATTATGGAATAATTCATCATCTAATCCTAATGAATGAAATACTGAGTTGTCAGCAGGATCTGCATAATAAGCAGTGTTGTCTCTGTCATAGAAGTAAGATGCTCTAATACCACCGGATGGTGTAACATCTACATAAGTATTTCTTACATCTAATCTTAGTGCTCCGTTTGTTGAAATGCCAACTCTGTCTGCGCCTGGAGTGTACAAGCCGGTATTTGTATCAGATCCAAATGAATACGTTGGAAGAGCTTCAGTTCCGCTAGCACCTCTTGCTTGCCCAGCAAAAGATAATGAAACTCCAGTATCACCGAAGTTTGCGTAATAAGAATTATTATCAGAGTCATAATAAGCAGGAGCATAAACGTTTTGAGTAAAGTCTGCAGAATCACTATCGATGTTTACTCTCTCGCCACCGCCTGTATAGATTTTAAATATGTTATCGGCTGAGAAACCAAAGTATGATGTTGTATTACCGCGATGACGAATAAAGTCATCTAAGTCGATACGTTGCATCTCAGATATACCGGCAGGATTTGTAAAGTACGCATTATCATTTGCATCTACAAATCTTGGAGCGATTAGATCTGTGCCAACAGTAACTGCAGAAGCGGTAGTTGTGAATACAGTATTACCACCTGCAGTTAGTGTAATTTGATTGTCGGTAAATTCTAGATAAGTATCTGTATCACCATTATGAAGTAATCTATCGTCGATGCCTACTCTGTTCATTACAGACGTTGCAGCGAAATCACCATAATAAGCTTGGTTGTCGTTATCGTAATATGTCGGTGAATACATCGCATTGACTGCTGTCACACCGTTATTGTTAACAACAAGTCTTTGGGAGTTACCAGTTCTAACTTCTAAAGAGTCAGCAGCATTAAAGTTAATAAATGTATCCGCATCGCCGTCTGCAATGATTTGACCGTACAACTCGATATCATTTATATGAGATGTGGCCGCGGGTTCTACGTAATAAGAAGCATTGTCTGCATCTACAAATTGCTCAGCTACAACATTTCTTCCTACAATCCAGTCATCATTAGTATCTGATCTCGCAGCATAGTTAAGCGAAGAGTTTAAAAAACCAATTTCACCAAGGCTTGAATACAAAGACCTATTGACGTTTTGGCCATCCATGATAAGTTGTGCACCGGCCGCAGTATTATTACCAAGAGTTAGAGTTCCTTGGAAGATATAGTTGCCTGTTCCAGTATCATTTGCATCTGAACGCAAGAATTGAGCAGCTTCTAATCCGTCGACAGTGTCTGCATCAAAACCATTACCGGAGCCTTCGTCGGCAGTTGTAATAATTCTACCGAGTGGATTACCATTTGTTTCAATTTGCCAATAGTCGGATGTTTCATTCCATACAAGTTTAGGATTTGTAAGAGTACCACGTTCTACTTCAATACCAGCATTTTCTGATGGAGTACTTCCCGTATAATTTGCATTTAGAGTGATAATGTTATCAGAAAGTAGAATCTCTTCTGTGTTGATGTATGTAGTTGTGCCTTGTACTGTGAGGTTACCCGTAATAATAAGGTTACCATCCATAGTATCGTCTTCATCTGCACGAAGGAATTGGAGTGAATCAAGTCCATCGAGCAAGTCGGCGTCCAAACCTGAACCTGCGCCATCGTTACCAGCATTCCAGAATACGTTACCTAGATATTGCGGCTCGCGTTTAAAGTCAATACCAGTTGAGCTAAATTCAAGATCGGTTGCACCATTATAAACAATTTCAACACCGTCGGTATCGTCATAGAATCTAATACCATTGTTTTGACCTGAGTTAGTAAGCTCATAATCACCTGAACCAAAATTTACAAGTTGAAGACTATCTGAATCACCTCTAAATTCTGCGATAATTGAATTTGCCGCATGACCTCCAGTATTGAAGATCTGCATTGTTGCTAAACTTGCATTTGATTGAGTAAACGATGCCGATCCGGTAAATAGTGAACTACCGGTTACTTGTAACTCGTCTGTGCTGTTAAATGAAGTTGAGCCTACTACAATCGCACCAGTTGGTGACAATAGGCCATTTTTGACTATAAACTTTTTATCGTTTGCCATTCGGTTCACTCTCCCCAGTTTGGCGTATATTCTGCTTTGATATATTTATAAGATGCTACGTAATCGTAGTACCTACAACTTTAAATACTGTACTTGAACTTGAAGCAGGTGTTGCTAATAGTTGTACAAAAGGCCCACTGATCGATACGTCAAAGGTTGCTAGAGAACTACCTGTATACACTGTACCATATTCTGTTGCAATTGCCGTAGATCCATCATGAGTAATTAACAATTTAGAAATATGTCTAGCACTACCTTGAGTTGCAGTAATTGTTAACTCAGCTCCGCTATATGTTGTAGGGAATACTTGCACTGTTGTCTGTGCTGTAGATGTTGTTGTAGTACTTGATGAAACAAGAGTAGAGTGACTTAGATTTAAATTACCCTGTACAGTCAAGTTGCCGGTCATTGTATCGCCGGTAACGTTTACATATCTAGCATCGGCAGTTGCTTGATCTAAGTAAGTTCTTACACCTTTTGTTACAGAAATTACGTGACCGAAATCGTCAAAGTCTAAAGCTTCAACAAATTCTTGAGATGCGCCTGTATTTGCAAAAGCAACATTAGCTTGTGAAGAAGTATCAGTATGACTTATTGTTACGTTAGCACTTAATGCACCACCACCCGTTAAACCGGTACCAGCAAGAACATGCGTTGTTTGCGGTACGAAGTTTGAGTCAACTTCAGTTTCAGTATAGTAGCGGTTGTCAAGCTGACCTGCATCCAACTCAGTTTCTGTGTAGTAACGATCATCTAAATTCAGAGTACCAAGACTTGTTACATGACCAAAACCATCAACCCCAATGCTTTGTATTACACTACCTTGTACGTTGGTCACAGATGCTTGAGTGCTCGTGTCTTCGTGCTGAATATGAATTGAAGCATTGTTAGCTTGGTTAAGAGTAAACGTTGTTGAAGCTGCTACCAAACCATTGTTTGCAACAATATCAATCTGGCCGTCGCCAATAAGATTAGATGCGTTGTTTGCAGATTGGTCAAAAATTTCTTGAGCAGAATATCCATCAAGAGTATCTGCGTCCAAACCAGAGCCGTTACCCATGAAACCTTCATGGAATATTTTCTTTTCAACAGTGCCAGTACCAGTGACATCATAACTATATCTTAAGCCATCTCTTTGAGGATCTGTTGCCGCTTGAGTTGGTGTTGTAAATTCTAAGAAACTAGTTGTTGAATTGTCATAAACACGAACACCATTACCATTTATGAAAGATAGCGAGCCTTTTACTGTTCCACCTTGGCGAAGATATATCGTAGGACTTCCAGTTCCAGATGTAGTATTTACGTTGAATTCACTTTCAAAAGTATCCATCAATGTTTGGTATGTTGTACCATCACCTGTTGCAATTGTCAAGGTGCTATTCGATGAATTCCAAACTACGTCATCTACACCTGCAACTGCAGTATTAGACATTGCGGTAATACGGCCGTCAGCGGCTACAGTTACAACAGGAATTTGAGATGCGCTGCCATATGTTCCGGCAGTAACACCCGTGTTCGCTATGTCTGCCGTAATACTTAGATTACCATCTGTTGCAGTGGCTGTACCAGTTACATCTCCAGTTAGTGTAACTTCTGTTTCTGTAGAAACATGGAAAACTGATCCATCACCAGTTTCTAAAGTTATTGTATTATTAGCAGCAGAATACGTAAAGTTATCTACACCGGCAACTGGAGTTGTTGTTGCGTTTGTGATACGACCGTCTGCCGCAACCGTGACAACTGGAATGGCTGTTGCAGAACCATATGTATTTGCAGTAACACCTGATGCCGCAATGTCAGTTGCAACAGAAATCGTTCCTGTGTTTGAAGTTGTTGTACCTGTAACATCGCCAGTAAGAGTAACTGTTAAATTAGATTTAACTACACCATCGACTGTAATGTCTCCTGCGAAAAATCCATTGTTTGCGCTAATATCACCAGCGACGTCCAATGCATCAAAGCCAAGTGTATTAATGTTAATTGAATTTGCAGTAAGATCTTCAACTGTTAGATCTTTAAATTCATTTAAGTAGATATTATATATTGTACCATCACCAGTTGTTAATGTCAACTGATTATTTGCAGAATCCCAAGTAAAATCATCAACACCTGCAACAGGAGTAGTATTGGCAGAAGTAATTCTACCATCAGAATCTACCGTAATAATTGGAATGGCTGTAGAAGATCCATAGGTGTTTGCTACAACACCCGTGGCCGTATTAGTGAAGTTGGCCCAATCTAAATAATAAGATCCTTGCTGGCCATCTAGAAGATCTGCATCTAAACCTGAGTTAGCACCATCAACTCCCGAAAGAAGTGAGAGGATAGCAGCCGCATCGAGGTCTGCCGAAACATCTACAATAGATTCGGTATTTGCAACTGGATCATATTTTTTGAAGTAAAGTTTACCATCAGCCGTGTTAATTGCTACCTCACCCAGCTCTAACTGGGCAGTAGTAGGCACACGTCCAGCGACGGCACTACGCTTTAATTTAATGGTTGACATATGTATGTCCCTTTGTTATAATACCTATATAGGTTACAAAATAATAATAGTTGTTTCTTAGAATGTTCCTCCATCAATCTCATTAATGGCAATTGCAACTTGGCCGGCAGTGACGGTTGTATCTACACCATCTGTACCGGTGAATGTTAGGCTCGTGCCGAGAGTGATTTCAGTATTCGCACCGTTTTCATCAACAATAGTAAATGGTTTTGCTTCTAGTACATCATTATTTATTTCAAGCGTAGAATTATCTACATTAACAGAGAACGTTGTTCCTGTCAAGGTTAAACCATCACCACCAGAATATGTTCCCTCACCTGAGAACTGATACCAACTTACATCGTCTGTTCCAAGACTAAATGTTTCTGCGTCATTAACAGTTGCAACATATCCAGTACCTCCATTTGTGGTACCGTCAGTTACAAATTGGAAAGATCCAGGAATTTCTGATGATTCGTTAAAGTATTCTCCTCTAGTAAGTACCCAAGGAGTTCCACCACTACCAACCTCAGTGACTTCATATGAGCCATTTTCTTCTGCGTTGGTTTGATCTTTAACAAGTACTCTATCTCCAACATTCCATGAAATGACGCCATCTACAGAGAAAGCCACATTAGTGTTGGCTGTAAGAGTTCCTGCACCGTTATTATATATTGCACCTAGATCTACTGTTGTTGCGGCAAGAGCTGAAGGAATAACTCGTAGACCTTGTACTGTATTATCTACATAAGATTTATTGGCAGCATCACTACCAGCTGTAGGTGCAGCAACATTTGTAATTCTAGAGCTGTTGACATTTAATTCAAGAGCTGTTCCAGTACTGATTGAAACACCGTTAGCTTGAAGTTGCAGATTTTGCCCGTTGTCTACATATATTCTTCTATCTGCACCTGATCCACCGATCTTAACATCAGATGCTTGTACTACTGTTTCAACTTGAATATGTTTAAGGAATGAGTTTGTACCACCTGGATGCAAGAAATATGTTTGAGCATCAGCATCTACAAATCTTTCAGCTTTAACATCACCATTTTGTACAACCCAATCACCAGACTGTTTATCAGCATAAGCTGCAAAGTTGAATGTCTGATCAAGGAAACCTATCTGCCCGCTTGTAGCATAGATATATGCAGAAGAAGACGCTCCATCTTTCATCTCAATTTGAGAATATGCTTGTCCTTCTCCAACTTTCAAACCTTTAATAATAGAGGTTCCGTTTGGATCCATGTAATAGGCGTTGTCGTCTGAATCGTAGTATCTTGGAGCAAAAACGTTACCAGTAAATACTGCACCTGAGGTGGTAGAATATCTTGTATCTAGGTATGCATAATCTAGAATAAGATCTGGGGCAGATCCTGCTGACTGAGTATGAGTAACATTGATACCGCTGTTATTAGCAGAAGATGTAACGTCGTTAACGTAGTTTGCAGTAATCGTAACTGGGATTGTAACATCACCGGCTTGTACTACTGTATTTGAACCACTTACATCCCCACCTAGATTAATATCAAAGTTTGTAACTTCTGCATAAATTTGGTCGTTAGCATCAATGTTAAAGAAGTTGATACCTTTGTTAAGACCAGCATCCTGCCCATCCGTAAACATAAGACCAACAAGGTCATGCACAGTTTCTGTAAAGTCAGGAATCGCGTTAGCTTGAAGCTCAACCGGAATCTCTGTAGCAAAATCGATACGACCGTCTGCTGTAACTCTAATACGAGGAGTAAATCCGTCATTACCGTAGATGCCAGTAGATCCAGCCATTGGCTCAGTAAGGCCAATCTCGAAAGAGTTGTTTGCTTGATCTGGAACACCTTTTATTTCCAACTGATCTTCAGTGAAAGTAATCGTTGGGCTTTGAATCAGGTTAATATAGTTGTAAGTATTTGCACCGTTATCACCTGAAATAATATTCAAGTTGGATGTAAATGTATCGACATAAGCTTTATTTGCAGCATCGGTGGCAGCAGTAGGAGTTGCAACATCAGTGATTCTATTATTGTTTACACTGATATTTCCAGTGGCATCAAGATTTAGATCACCCGTAGATGTGATTGTAGAATTAGCAACTATGTTTGTTCCAATGGTAAGTTTCTTAACACCGGCTGTAAAGAATTCTAATTCATCATTGTCTGCATTTGGAGATGATTCGGCAGTAATCTTTGTATCTTGGTCGATGTCAATTACTGAACCAGCAAGACCCGCCCATGCTACTCCGTCGTAACCCTCGAAGCGAGAATCATCTGTGTTATAGCGTAACATACCAGTTACTGCTGACGGTCTTTCTGCTACAGTACCAACTGGAATCTTAACGGCACCTGTTGTGTCAATAGTAATAACTTCATCACTACTGTCAAGTGTATCTACAAATAGTTTGTTCCAATTTTTAGTGGTAGAACCCAAGTTGTAAGTTCTATCTGCATCTGGAATTAAGTTACTTTCAAAATCAGCAACCACTTGAATGGCATCTGTGTTTGCATCACCAATAGTAATGTTACCGCCGATATTAACGTTTCCAGTTACATCAACATTTCCATAAAAATAAGCAGTATTTGAAGAATCAATTTTTGCAGCAAGTGTTCCGCCAGTAATAAATCTTAATTCGTCATTATCAGAGCCAGGTGAAGTTTCAGCTGTAATTTTTGTATCTTGGTCGACATCAATAACGCCTCCCAAACCAGACCAAGCTGTTCCGTCATATCCTTCAAACTGGCCGTCTTGATTATTAAAACGAATCATACCTTGAACGGCTGTTGGACGTTCTGCAGTATTTCCGTTTGGAATTGTAATAGCGCCTGTTGTATCAATTACAACATTAACATTGGCAAGCATTTGAGTGGAATCTAAAAGAAGTGTTTGTGTTCCACCAGTAAAGAATTTAAGTTGATCGTTATCAGCACCAGCACTATTTTCTGCAATAATTTTTGTATCTTGGTCAACATCAATAACACCACCAAGTCCTGACCAAGCAATACCATCATAACCTTCAAACTGTCCATCAAGAGAATTAAAGCGAATCATACCTTGAGCGGGTGTTGGTCTATCGCTACTATTTCCTGATGGTAAAGTTACTGCACCAGTTCCACCAATTTGCAGAATACCGGTGTTGGGTGTAATAGAATTAATTACTTGGCTGGCATCTACGTGGAATTCTGTGCCTTCTAATGAAAGACCGTTACCAGCAGTAAATGTACCAACACCTTGGAATTGAGTCCAAGTAATATCGTGAATATCGAGTTGGAATGTTTCAGCATCTGATACTGTCGCTACCCAACCAGTTTGCCCGTAAGTATTACCATCTGTTACAAACTCATACGAACCAGGAACATCTGTTGCAGTCAGGTTAAAGAATGCTCTTCTAAGTACCCAATCAATGAGACTAGAACCGACAACGTCGATGTTATATGAACCGTTTTCTTCTGGATTATTCTGATCTTTAACGAGGATGTTATCTCCTCTAGACCAGTTTGTAACACCGTCAATATCTAGAACTGCCGTTGCAGGAATCGTAATTGTCGCGCCGATAGTTGTATTACCGGAAGCAAAAGTACCGCCAAGATCTGCTGTTGTTGCGGCAAGAGCTGACGGTCTTACAATAAGACCTTGAGCAGTATTGTCAACATATCTTTTGTTTGCGGCGTCTCGTGGATCTACTGGATCCTCAACAACACGAACAGTTAATTCAAGAGCAACTAATTCGTCAGATAGATATTCTCGCGTTACAACGTCTGTATTTGCTTGTGGCGGTGCAACATTGATAAGTCTATTATTACTAAATGAAACGTCATTGTTTGGACCTGCTATAGATCCAACATTAGTAAATGACAAACCATCTAGTGTTGATGTATTATCACCTAGATTAAGTGTTGTATTTGCAAAGCTAATTGATTGAGAAGAAATAACGCCGTTGGCGGCCGAGAAGTTTGATGTACTTAACTCAGCATTAGTAACAGCTGTAAGATGCCCAAACTGATCTACTGTAACATTGTTAAGTAGACCGAGAGCTGTGTTATTCGTGTTTGCTTGTGACGATGTATCAGCGTGAGAAACTTCTACGTTTGCTGTTTCTATCTGATTTGGAGTTACAACAATACCGTCTCCGGCTGTTATATTAGCAATATAATTGCCGGTTGTATCTGCACCAAGCGCAACTGAATCTGGTGTTATAAGAGGCTTTTTTTCTCCGGCTGCTACAAGTCTTACTGAGTTTGTTTGGGAGTTAACCTTTAATTTGATAGCCAAGGGTTATACCTCCGTTATAGTAGGAACTACTGTCGCAAGTCCTTCTAGGAGCTTAGACGTTTCTCCGGTGGCCTTCTTCATTAACACATCATATTGGTATTTTCCGGGATTTAAAGTAGCCGTAGTATCTGCTGAAAGTACTAGGGTTACGTCATTATTAGCAGTTTCAATATCAAAATCTACTGCTTTTTTGGACGAGTATAACTTACGCATATCTGCATGAAACGTGATCGTGCTGAGAACCATCTCGTCATTGTCTTCGTCGAATAGCTCTAAGGATAGACGGAAATCTGTACCTTGATCTATATAGATATTTGCTTTGGATCCCATTTTAAATCTCTTTTGCTTTTTTCTTTATTTATAATAAAATGATGGTTTGAAAAAGGGGGTGTTAGCAACCCCCTTCAAAGTCGAGATTTAATCTGCAATTACCCCTTGAATTTGTCTAAATCTTTTTTAAGTTCTTTAACTGCTTCGATGAGAAGACCAACCAAGTTTCCGTAAGATACAGACTTAATTTTATCTTCGCTATCATCTTCAATAACAGCTTCTGGAATGATTTGTTCAACTTCTTGGGCAATGAGACCGATTCTTCTAACATCAGGATCATGTTTCTTATGGAAGTAAACACCTCTCATAGCTTCTACTTTATCTAGAGCGTTAGAAATTGTTTCGATGTTTTCTTTCAATCTAATATCAGAGTTTGTTGTAACGTCACCAGTTGCAGTAAAGTTACCGCCTCCAGATCCCAGACCAAATGTAAACCATGCTGTTCCATTCGCTTGGTTTTCAATTGAGAATTGTTGGACTGAAGTCGTTGCATCAAACAAGAAGTTACCTGTCGCAGACTCGTAACCGAGTTTCATTACAGCGCTAGTACCGAATGTAGCATAAACATCATTCGGGAAGTTCATGTCCGATGTAATACCTGTTACAGCTCCGGATGTTGTTGTGCCATTAACTGTAAGGTTGCCACCAAGCTCTAGGTTTTCAATATAAAGTGTATCTACATCTGATTGATAGTAGAAGTTAGATTCACCGCCTGGGTTTGGACCAGTAGTACCAAGTAGAGGTCTTTGCTCAGCGCCACCTTCAAACATTGCGATAAAGAGTGCAGTATCTTGAAGAGCAGTTGTGTGAACGTTTTGTAGGTTACCTACACCACCTTCGTTACCAAAACCTTGAGTACCCTGAATACCTTGGAAGCCAAGCTCACCTTGGATACCTTGTGTGCCCTGAATACCTTGTGCACCAGCACCAGTGAAGCCTTGGAAACCAAAATTACCTTGAAGACCTTGTGTACCCTGAAGTCCTTGAAGACCTTGTATACCACCACCGCCGTCTGGGCCTTGGAAACCATACCAACCTTGAGTACCTTGAGCACCTTGGCTACCGCCTTCACCAGGACCACCAGTGAAACCTTGAATACCATCAGCACCTTGGAAACCATAGTAACCTTGAACACCTCCGACACCTTCATCGCCGGCAGTACCCTGCATACCCTGTGGACCTTGCGTACCTTGGTTACCAATTGCACCAGCTCCAATAAAGCCTTGGATACCTTGTACACCTTGGTTACCTTCGCCTCCAGGACCTTGGAAACCTTGATATCCATCAAAACCTTGGAAACCTTGAGTTCCTACACCAGGTCCACCTTGCATACCTTGAGCGCCTTGGAAGCCAGGATCACCAGTTTGGCCTTGGAAACCTTGAGCACCTTGGTTACCGTCACCCGGCGTACCTTGGAAACCTTGCGGACCAGATTCACCGTCAGTACCTTGAAGACCCTGTGGACCTTGCGTACCTTGGAAACCTGTACCTGAATCACCTTGGATACCCTGTGTACCTTGCGAAGCTTGAGCACCCTGAACACCTTGCGTACCTTGGTTACCTTGAAGACCAGATCCACCAATACCATCTTGTCCAGCAAAACCTTGAACACCTTGGACGCCTTGCCCAGTTATACCCTGTGTACCTTGGATACCTTGGAAACCTTGGATACCATCTCCACCAAGAACACCATCAGCGCCCTGAACACCTTGTACACCTTGAGTACCTTGTGGACCTTGTGGACCAAGAGCACCTAGAGTACCTGAAGGACCTTGGAAACCTTGTACACCTTGATCACCTTGAATACCTTGTGTGCCCGCACCTGTGAAACCCTGAACACCTTGAGTTCCTTGAGGACCTTGGATACCAGCAGGACCAGGCGAGCCTGGATCACCGACGTCACCAGTTCTAGCAAATGTAATGGTAATATCTTCGTCATTAGCAAATGAACCACCTACAGAACCAGATACGTAAGAAACATCGATGGCAAAATAACCTGAAGCTTCCGTTACTCCACTGATAGTATATAGTTGGAAGTTAGCAGGTGTTTGCTTTTCAGTGATCTTAACGTGACCTTTAATGGCACTTGTGGAATCATCTATAGTTCTTAGATATGGCTGAATGTCTGTGAAGTTATCATCACGATCATCCATCAAAAGAAGTGTAGCAGAAGATCCATTTGCGTTATTAATCTTAGCATAACCAACACCAGGATCTGATGTTGCTGTGTTTGTTGACCAAGTATAATCGAATGTTACACCACCAAAGCTACCTGTAGAACCTTGAGCACCGTCAGCACCTTGGAAACCAAATGTACCTTGAGCACCTTGTGGACCAACTTGGCCTGGGAAGCCCTGCACACCTTGGAAACCAAGATCACCTTGGATACCTTGAGCGGCTTGGAAACCTTGCATACCCTGTGTACCTTGGAAACCGTACCAGCCTTGTATACCTTGAGTACCTTGAATACCCTGAATACCTTGTGGACCAACCTCGGAAGTAGTAATGTTTCCACCCATTGCGCCGTGTACTGTACACTGATAGTACAACGAGTCTGGAGCATTAAATGGAACTCTGAATACTAGCTTACCATTATCTGTGCCGTTGTTTGTTACGCCTGTATTGTATGCAGCACCACCATTAGATACTCTAATCTGGAATGGATGACCTACTGCATTAATATCAAATACGTATGTAAATCCTCTTAGAAGATGCAGATCAGGATCATTTACTCCGTCAATTACATAGTCTGTAGATCCATTATTGGTAACCGTAAACTCACGGGCTCCTTCAAAGCCTTGCATACCTTGGAAGCCTTGAGTACCCTGCACACCTTGATATGCTTGTGGACCTTGTACACCCTGTACGCCTTGAGTACCTTGTGCACCCTGTGTTCCTTGAGTACCCTGTGCGCCTTGAACACCTTGTGGGCCGATAGGACCGCCTGGAATAAAGTTAATGATAGCAAATTCGTCATGTGTATCAACGACTTGTGTTTGCCAGTTTGTAACTGTACTTTCGATATTTGTTACGTCAAAGTAACCCCAGTTTTTAGAAACTGAATCCCAAGTAAAGTTAGAGAATGAGTAAGCAGCAAAATGATGACCGCCAGGACCGTCACCGTCTCCACCTGCGTGTGAAACAATGATATGACCTTTTGGAGTACCTGGGAGTCCAGCCAAATAATCTAGAATCTCGTCAATCTGATTTGAATATTGATCAGAAGGAATATCATCTAGAATAATTCTTGTTGCTTGGGTAGGATCCGAGTTGTTGAATCTAAAGTTATTCGTGCCAGGATCTGATGTAGCGGTACCGCTGTCAAATGCCCACTCAAATGTTAGACCACCATGCTCGCCGTGGGTACCTTGAACTCCTTGAACACCTTGGTAGCCTTGAGCACCTTGAGTACCGAATCCGCCTTGAACACCTTGGGTGCCTTGGCGACCTTGAACACCTTGGTAGCCTTGTACACCTTGGTTTCCTCTAAATCCTTGTACACCTTGTGTACCCTGAACACCTTGAGTAGACTGTGGTCCTTGCGTACCTTGACGGCCTTGTAATCCTTGAGTACCTTGTGTACCCTGCCAACCTTGGAAACCTTGTGTACCTTGAGCTGATTGAGGACCTTGTACACCTTGTACACCTTGCCATCCTTGTACGCCTTGAGTACCTTGTGGTCCTTGAATGCCTTGGAAACCACGATCACCAGCAATATTAAATGCTACAATACAAGGAAGCGAAATATAAGTACCTGGATTGCCTGGCAGATCTTCAGCGACAAAATCTTCCTTTACAGCAGTACCCGATAGGTACGTTACATCCATATCCCAATAGTTGCCATCGTCAGTAAGTTCTTGTATTGAAAAGATAACATATTTAGATGGATTATCACGTAATGTGATTTTCATGTATGCTTTATTAGCAGATGATGAAGAATCAATAGCTGTAAAATAACCTGTTAAATCTACGTTAAACGTATCGTTTTCTGCAATCCAAAGTTTAGTTGCACCGGTAAGTGCTCCTGTATCAGCAGCCGGAGAATTGAAATACATAAACCCGCTAGTAGCAGGAGATGGTTCTGCAAATTCATGTGATACATTATATGAGACAACCATTCCTGAGTCGTCGCCGGGAAAACCTTGAAAACCATACCAACCTTGGATACCTTGGACACCTTGATAAGCCTGTGGACCTTGAATACCTTGAAGTCCTTGAAGTCCTTGTACGCCCTGAATACCTTGTACACCTTGGTAAGCTTGTGGACCTTGAGTACCTTGAGTACCTTGGATACCCTGTGTACCTTGGATGCCTTTATAGCCTTGGATACCCTGAACACCTTGTTGCCCGCGGAAACCACGAGAACCTTGAATACCTTCTTCACCGATAGTACCTTGATTACCTTGTACGCCTTGATTACCAGTAAAACCTTGTACACCACGGAAAGAACCAATGTTTACCCAAGTGTTTGAGCCAACATAGATCCATAGTTCATCATCAGCTTCGTCAATAACACCGTCGCCGATGTTAGGACTTGAAAAAGCGGCGTTCAATGTGGCCTGGGGGTCGCCACCGGCATCTACATCAGCGACAGATCCAATGATTGTAAATCCTGGACCGTAGTCACCTTGTAAGCCCTGAACACCTTGGACACCTTGGGTGCCTTGAGAAGTTGCCGCAGCTGCATCAAAAAGTACCCAGTTAGTACCATCTGAGTAGCGCATCTGCCCAGCAGTTGTATAGACAATAGATCCTTCGTGCGCCGCAGGATCAAGCGTCGTATAATCTTGGGGTACGCCCTGTCCTATAAGAGTTGTGCGACCTCTAAGGCTTCTAAATCTACTCGACATCGTCTTCCTCACTTTGACCTAATGTGAACGACAATGTAGCATCACAAGATAAGTTTGCAGACGCTTTAATTTCCAACAAATCACCTGATGCAAAGAATTGTCCGTTTAAAGGCAAAGCGAAGGTGTCATATGCCGGAATCGGCATGTTTCTTATTACGTAAAATTCCTGGTTTAAGTCGTATCTATGTGTACGTACATCTACATTTACAGTATTTGCTGAGAAATTACATATAATCAAAGGACTGATAACTTCGCCTACACCCGGTTCAACCACATTAGAGCCGCCAAAAACGAGCTCAGGAACTTCGTAGTTGGGCACTTCGATAAGGGTTTGCCAGTTCGTCGTTAATGTTAAATTCTTGGCGACCGGTTTTGCGTCGGGCGCCTGTGATGTTGATATCGTTGTAATTGCCATTATAGTACTGCCCTACTGTTAGAAGCTCTTCTAGCTAGTTTTCTGACCGATGACGTAAACGGTCTACCTTCAATACGTCCTGTTCTACCGTTGATTCTCAGTCCTCTTGCGAAGTACTGGTTGTTCAATTCGTCAGAACCGGACCATCTAATTCTACCACCATCTTCTGAAAGAACAGAAGCGGTAGCACCAATTGCAGCACCAACGTTTCTAAAGTTTAGCGGCAACGCATTTCTGTTAACACCTGCAGATGCGCCGTTAAACTGGTGGGCAATCGATTCAACAAGCGAACCAAATGCCAAGAAGTTTGGTCTCAACACTGTATCAATCAATACGTCGTCAATCAATTCAGTAATCATAGATCTATGTGCTGCGTTAGGTGCGATATTGGTATTTATATAATCTCTCATACGCTCCCAAGCTTTATAGAAAGATACTAGCAAATCTACATTATTTTGATGTCCACTTGCAATCCATCCAGTACCATTCCAGTAATGAATTTCACCAACATAATCGTTATTATCTGGGTTAGATCCGCCTGTTGCTGATACAACGAATGCATCCCATCTCTTTGGATTAGTTAATGCATCACGTTCTGTTAATGTACCAGCACCTTTAAATCTTAGATCTCTCCAGTTAGCAAACGCGCTTGGTGGGTTAAACACTGGGAATACTGATTGTGAATCAATATTGAATAGTGCTGCTGCAAAAGATCTCGTTGCTTTATCCGAACCTTCGATTACTGGGTTCTGTGAAGGATCTGTGAAGCGAAGATCGTTTTGTAGAATATCAATTAAGTTACCAGCATCACGATATGTTTTAGGTAGATCGATAAACTTATATGTTGAAGTAATAAATCTCTGTACTTCTTTCTGAAGCGCAACTTTATTATTCAACAAGATATCTCTTGAGAATCTAAACGCTTTATTCTTCTTGTCTTCCCACATGAAGTCTGGTTGAATTGTTCTACCAAGAGCTTTTGGTGTGTTGTAGAATAGTGCGTTGTAGAAAATCATACCCAAGTCTTTTGCTTGCGCTTGCTGAGCTTCAGATCCCATTTCTGGGCGAAGCTTCTGACCTGGATACTTACCTACTGTAACATCACTTACAATCTTACCAAGTTGACGATAAGATTGAGCTGTTGCAACTCTTGTATCTTCCGGAATACGAAGTTCGTTATTCCAGTAATAGAAGTCTGCGTTCCAGCGAGATGCTAGGTTACCACCGTAGTTCAAATCCCAGCTCATAGCATCAATGATGTAACCTGAGTCACGGCGACACTTAGCTTTGCTGTAATCTACGATAGTAAAGTTGTCTGAGATGAACTTAGTTACATCATCTGCAAGATCACCGAGTTTTCCATCGATCATCTTACCTGCTGATACCTTGCTATCATCAACCCATGCTGTGTTAGGTTCGATAAGCTCAGGAACTGCATCCAATCCATCTCTTCTAATTGCTTCTTCAACAATACGAACCATGTCTGCAGCCCATTCGCCTTCAACTGCTGTCGCTGCTGATGGACCACCTGCTTCACCAGCAACTGCACCAGTAATAATCTTGCTGACGTAGTTTGCCATTTCTTCATAGAAATCAGCAGTTTGTTGACGCTGATCGAATGGAAGAACGCTTGTTGCATTGTCGAAATACATATTAGCAGCAAGTCTTGTAGCATAGTTTGTTTCGTATTGTACGTCGTGTGAGATAGCGTCGAGCATAATGCCCACATCTCTACGACATTTTTCTTTAGGATAACTGATACCTTTATAAGTTGTTGAGATATGGTTAACCATGCTTGTTGTAAGTGCTTCAAGAGCATCGTCAACTTTATCTTTCTCGGTCTTAAATATTGAAGGTACCCAATCCATATTAGGCTCGATACGTGCAGGTAGGTTATCAGGATTGTTATCATCTGCAATATCAGCAATCATAAGTGCAAGATGTTTTGCTTCCATAGCAATCTCTCTTCTTGCAGCCAACGATGACTTGTCTTGCTTGAATGATTGTCCTCTAATAACTTTTACTGCATTGTCTGTCGCACTTACGAATGTATGTGCTCCAGCATAACCCTTAGCGTATCCAGCTTGAACTGTAATTGTTGTTGCTGTTTTAGCATCAATTCTTAGCGGCTTAGCGAAAGAACCATCTGTTTCTCTTGGATGCGAGATTTGTACAGCAGGTGAACCACATTCGAAAGTAATGCTTTCTTTTTCAAACATGATGTAATCACCAACCGCTAGGTTATGAGCACCAAGAGTAACTTCCATCACGCCTGTTAAAGGATTGTATGTAGCATTTGTAGGTGTAAAGCGCTTACCGATTCTTAGATCAACATCTTCGTTGCGGATTACTTTACGCATTACTTCAGCCATATGTGTGAAGGCTTTCTTAGTTGGTTCTCTTTGCTCAAGCGGTAGTAGGTTTGTCATATTAACAAAGTAGATCTGCGCTGCATTCCACATTGCAGAGTTACCACCGTACTGAATATCATGAGAGATCGCATCAACCATGTAACCAGTGTCACGGCGACATTTTTCTGAATCGTACTCAAGATAATCAAATTTGGATTGCAGATGAGAATTAACACCGTTTTGTAGTGTTGTCTTACGTGCTGTAATCTTCGCAACGTCTGATGCATCGGCATATCCTGTTGCGCCTACAGCTCCAGTATCTGGGAACACGGCTGCAGGTAAACCAAAGAGAGAATCTTCAGTAATCATATTAGATACGATATTAAATAGATCTTCTACATCTTGAGCAACCTGAGTAATAACATTACCGAATGCAGTACTTACTGTTTCAGTATTACCAGTTGTAGGTGTTACAGGAAGTTTCAACAAGATTCTTTCGGCAACTGTTGCTACATGTACAAAGATTGCTGCAGTTTCTGTTTTCTGATCTGCAGGTAGAACTGATGTTCCTTGATCAAAGTATAGGCTTGCAACATCTCTCATAGCAACGTTTGAACCGTGACGAATATCCCAGCTTACCGCGTCAACCATGTAACCGATATCGCGCTCACACTTATCTCTTTGCTCAGCTGAAAGAGCTGCCCAAAGTACTGGATAAGTTTGCTCAAAGTATGCTCTACCTTCTTTTTGCAAGAATGTTCTGTTAGCAACCAAGCCGTCAGTTGAGTTACCTTCGCTAACACCAATTCTAGATGTTCCAAAGTTATATGTTAGACCTGATACACCATCTTTCATAATGTTGATGATGTTATCAAAAGCACCGCGAGCTGTTGTAAGAGCAGTGCCTGAAAGCTGTGCTTCGATGTCTTTTCTTACATACTTAATTGCTTCAATAGTTTCTGCAAGTTGGTCATTAATTACTGTGTCTGTTGAAGGATTACCAGCCCTGTAAGCACGACCTGCATACTTACTTGAGTAATCACTATTTGTTTCAACGTCTCTTCTTACAGCGTCGATAATGTATCCAACGTCTCTTGCACACTTATCTTCATCGTATGTAAAGTAAGTATCGTTGATGTATCCAACAACCTCATCTTGGATGAAGCCTTTGTTCATCTGAAGTGCTTTACGAGCATATGTTCTTGATGGCTCGATAAGAGGTGCGATGTCTGTATTTGCAGATGGAAGATTTTTAAGTCTTGCTTCTGGTTTCTGAGTAATATCAAGAGATCCAGTATATTCTGGAATTACAAGACGATCATCTGTAATGTTTGAGATGATGTTAGCCAATCTCTTAGCTTCTGCACCAGTTGCCGCGTCAGCAGGAAGACCCGAAGTATCTTGAGTTAGCGCATTACCTGTTGTAGGTGTAATTGCTGTCTCTGTAACAACATCTTCCATAAGATCAGCGATATGCTCAAATGCCAGTCTTGTAGGCTCTCTTTGATATAGAGGCAGAACATTAATAGCGCCTTCAAAGTAGTATCTTGCTGCATTGATTGTTGCAGAGTCTCCACCGTATTCTAGATCTTCTGAAACCGCATCGACGATATATCCAACATCGCGTGGGCACTTATCTTCTTGATAAGCTAGACCGTTGTATGTTTCTCTAATATAGTCGATAATTTCAGTCTGGTATTTGGCAGTTGCACCAGCAATTTCTTCAAACATTGCGTTTGTTGCTGCATCATATCCTGTACCAGATAGAGTTGGTTCTTTAATAGTTGGTGTTGTTAGACCAGTATTGATTCCATCAGTACCGTATCCTTCGCCTCCACTTACATAACCGTCTGTATCTTCGTAACCTTCAATACCGAATGTTGTTTTGTAATCATCTTCTTCAATGATGTCAGAAATTGTTCTGAATAGTTTCTCAACTTCTGTACCAACCGCAGGTGCGACAGATGGTCTGACACAGTCTGTTGCTGCACTAACAAATGTATGTGCTTCAGCATAACCTTGAGCCGTGCCGACATACATTGTAAGAATATCGCCATCAACCTTAGTAATTTCAATTGGTGTATTGAAATATGGGTCTGTTGCTCTTGGATGAGAAATCTGAGTTGCAGGAGAACCGCACTGGAATGTAATACCATTTTCTGCAATAACAATGTAATCACCAACAGATTGACCGTGGCTTGGAATTGTTAGAGTCATAATTCCAGTTACAGGATTATATGCAGCAAATGTAGGTGTTAGTGTATTAGCATATGTTTGAGTTGTAGCATTTTGCTGTGTTCTTACAACTTCTTGTCTTACCAGTCCACCAGCGATATCTGCAATGTAAGCATATGCTTCAGCAGTTACTGGTTTTTCTTGTTCTGCTAGTACACTTACAGCATTGTCGAAGTAAACTCTTGCGTTATTTACTGTTGCAGCATTTGAGCCGTGTTGTACGTCCCATGATACCGCATCGATGAAGTATCCTAGATCTCTTTCGCAATCTGCTACGTTGTAAGAAAGATCTGGATGTGTATTTGCGATCCATGCTGTTACTTCATCTTGCAAGAATGCTTTGTTAGATTGTAGAAGTTCTCTTGCGTCTAAAGTATCTTGTGATACATAAGATGTGCCGAATGTTCTTGAGTTTGCATTGCCTGCACCGTTATTCATGATGTCGATGATTTCATCGAATGCAGCGTCAGCAGCTAGTCCTGCAGCACCTGAAGTAATTGTTGTATTGATTTTACCTTTTAGCCAAGTAATCGCACCAACTGTTTCTGTAAGTTGATTGTTAACAACATTTTCAGCGCTTGCATTACCAGTTCTATATGCCAAACCAGCAAATACTGCGTTAACATTAGAGCCTGTAGCCATGTCACGACGTACAGCATCAAGAATATATCCGGTATCACGAGCACATCTCTTGTCGTCGTATACGAAGTAGTTATCTTTTAACCATGCATCGACTTCAGCTTGCAAGAATGCTTTATTAGCTTGAAGCTGCTTACGAGCAAGTGCACCATTTCTTGTAACTCTTGCTGGTAATTTAACTACAGCGTCATAATCTGCTCTTACAAATGTATGAGTACCTGTATATCCACCTGCTGAGCCAGGATTAACTGTGATTGTATTTGCAGCAACTGCTGTAACTTCAAGTGGGAACTCGTAATTTGGCTCGCCAATTCTTGGATGAGCAATCTCGATTGTTTCAGAAGTCGCAGTATTAACGCATGAAAGTACAACACTTGCCGGTTTAAATTCGATATGATCGTTAGTTGTGAAATCATGAGATCCACCAAAGTCGATAATCATATCACCTGTTGTTGGATTATAATCAACATCTATTGGTGTATGATAGCTTGCAACCTTAGCAGGGTCTGTCCAGTAGATGGCATTTGTATCTACTGAATCAACCTTAGCACTTACGAATGTATGTGCACCGGTATATCCACCAGCATTACCAACATTCATTGTAATTGCAGTATCAGTAACTGCTGAAATACGAACTGGTTTTCTAAATGCAGGTTCGCCATCTCTTGGGTGTGAAATTTCACCAATGTCACTTGTGGTTGTATTCGCACAAGAGAATCTGATGCTTTCATCTGCAAGCATTACATATTTACCAACCGGTAAGCTATGCTGACCAATTTCTAAAGTCATATCACCAGTTAGAGGATCGTATGTGCCTGTGCTTGGAGTAAACTTACCAGTGTAAACTGATGAAGATGTAATTGCAAAAGGTTCTGCTCTTACGAATGTATGCGCACCAGTATATCCACCAGCATCTCCAACATTAACTGTAATAGAGTCTGCAGTTACCGCGGAAATAGTTAGATCAGTATTAAATGCAGGATCTGATGCTCTTGGATGAGAAATCTCGACCGCCGGTGAACCACATGAGAATGTCATCGCACCTTCGTTGATCTTAATTTTTTCGCCAATTCTTAGATCATGCTCACCAATAGTAACAGTCATAATACCTGTGTTTACATTATATGTAGCAGCAGTTGGAGTATATCCGTTGCCTCTTGCATATTCCATATGCTTAATAGCGTCTGCATCTGCGCTTACAAATGTATGTACACCTAGATATCCGTCTGAGATTGCACCAGCATCAATAGCAATTGTATTTGCATCTGGTACATCAGTAATCTCAACCATATTGTTGAAGATTGGATCTGTAACTCTTGGGTGTGAGATTTGTACATTAGTATGAGTGTTGTTAGAACACTGATATGTGATTGCAGTTTCATCAATTACGATGTAATCACCTTTACTTAGATTGTGTCCCACCATTTCAAATGTTGTTCTACCAGATGCTGGATCGTAAGTACTTCCTGTTGGAGTATAATTACGTTTTACTTCAGCATATGTTTTAACAGCATTTGCTTTCGCTCTTACAAATGTATGTGCTCCTGTATAACCATTTGCATCGCCAGCATTAACTGTAATAACATCGCCGGCAACATTTGTAATTTGCATTGGTTTTCTAAATAGAGGATCAGTTGCTCTTGGATGAGAGATTTCAACCGCCGGAGTACCACATGAGAATGTGATAGACTCTTTTTCTACAATAATCATATCACCAATTTCATAACTATGATTTGGCAATGTAAGAGTCATTACACCAGTTACCGGATCGTATGTCGCAGTTTCTGGTGTGAACTTTCTAGCACCGGTATTCATGATACCGATGATTTCGTTAAACGAATCTTTTGATTTTGCGATAGCGATAGAATCTGACATTGTATCAGAAACTTCATCTCTTAAGTGTGAGAACGCTCCAACTGTTTCAGTAAGCTGATCTGTAAGTAGAGTCTTACTTGTTCCACCACGATATGCAATACCAGCTTGGATAGCATTGAAGTTTGTACCTAACTGCATGTCTCTCATTGCTGCAGGAACAATATATTCTTTTGTATCTCTCTGACATTTTTCTGAATCGTAGAAGAACCACTCTTCATCAGCCCAGTTCATCATATAGTTTTGGATCCAAGTACGGTTATGTTGTAGCTTAGCTCTTGCATTACGTTTATCTGCAGAGATTGCAGTGTCGTCACTAAATGTGATTGCTGAACCAAGAACTGCTACTGCGCTATCTTTTACAGATACAAGAGTATGTACACCGTTATATCCTGTAGATCCAACATTTACAGTAATTGTAGTTGCTGTTGTTGATGTAATCGGAAGTGCTGATTTAAATGCAGGATCCGATTTTCTTGGGTGCTTGAGTTTTACTACATTACCATCTGTCGCACAAGTAAATGTGAATCCTTCTGGTTCTAGAAGAATATATCTTCCAACGTCAAGGCTGTGAGTACCTATAGTGATCTCAAAGTCACCTGTTGAAGGTGTATAAGTTACCGCAGTTGGCGTAAACTTGTCACCGTCATTCTTGAGAATACCAATAATCTCATTAAATTTCTCGTAAGCTTCTGCAGCAAATACCGCAGAATTAGCTTGAGTCAACTCGTCTGTTGAAAAACGTAGTCTTTCATATGCAGCAATTGTTTCTTCTCTTTGTGCACCGATTACGTTCTTAGCAGCTTTAAAGTAATATGCATTACCTGCTGTTACAGAGTTATAGTTTGTGTCAAGCATTGTGTCATACTTAACTGCCGGCAAGATAAACTCGCGTACGTCTCTCTTACACTTAGCAGAATCGTATGCATAAAATTCTTCGTTATTATCTAACCAATCTATAAATTCTTCGATAATGAATTCGCGGTTGTCTTGTACAACTTCACGAGCTGCAGTTGCAGGAGCATTACCTGTATCGGTAAAGATAATGTTGTTTGCAAACTCTTCACCATTCTTAAGAATGTTAAGTGTTTCATCAATTGATGTTGAGACTCTATCATTTACTTCTGTGTTTGCATTTCTAAAGATGTGCTCGATAGAATCCTTTAGATGCTCAATAGAACCAACTGTTTCATCAAGCTGTTCATTTACAACAACATATGAAATTGGTGAGCGATAAGTAATACCGTTTAGACGGCCCCAGTAGTTACCCTTGGTTGCAATGTCTAGTCCAGTGTTCTCTACGATGATTCCAGTATCACGGAAACACTTGTCTGCATTATACCCTTGGTAGCCAAGACCTACATCAGAATTCAATGAAGAGGCCGGGTGTGTAGTGTTTGCAGTCAAGAAGTGAACCATATCGTCAACAATTGCTTGCTTGTTCTCTGCAAGAGCATCTGCAAAATCTGTATTAGAAAGAAGAACAGCAGAAGCTGCTTCTGCAGGTTTAACAATTGTTGTTTTACCGCTGGCTCTCATTGAGATGTCACCGAACTGAGAACCTGAGTTGTTCAATGTAACCTGACCACCATCAAGAGCGAAGAACGCCTGACGAGTAAAGATTGACAATGAACCAATACCGTTGATACCAGCACCGTTCTTAGCAACGTATCCTGTACCGTTTTGAGTACGAGGTGTAAAACCAAAACAAAGTAGGTATGTATAAAGTGAGTCAGTATCTAGAACTGCTCTGTCCATAAGCGCACAACCGCCACCACGACCAATTAGTCTGTTCGGGAAGTCGTCAATACCAAGTCTTACGACTTCAGCTGTACCGCCTCTTTGTGCAGTCAGGATGTCGCCTGGTTCTACATTACCTTTAAGGTTGCGAACGTGAACTGTATTAGGTAGATCATCAATATATGAAATAAAGCCTGTGGCACCACTTGAGAATACAACCTCATCATCAATCTCAAAGTTTGCTTGGCCCACAACATTAGTGACATAGAATTCTTGTCCAAGGTCGTAGATTGTACCTTTTGAGTTGAATGGATTAAGTGGAGGTTCAACATCCAAGCGGTTGAAGTTTGAAAGCTGAGAGGAGTCTCTGATATATGGAGATCTTCTCATTAGAGCACCAGGACGATAAACGATAGCGAAACCACCCTCAGGATGATCGAAGTTATCGACCTCGAAGTTCATGTATGAGAAACCTTGAACGTAACAACCAGATCCAACCTGAATGCCGTTTGTTCTTTCCCAACCTGGCTTCTTCTGAATAACTGTTGCATACTGACCAGCTGTAGATGTTAACGAGCAATCATCAGGAAGAGAGATTGGTTCATCGACATAATAAGTGCCTGGTCCGACCGAGATGTGTACAGCGTTGTTAATATCGTTTCTATTATACGAACCACCGGCTTTCTCTAATGCAAGTTCTTCAGCTCTTTTCAATGTTTGTACTGGTCTTAGAAGTGTACCATCATTGTCGTCGTCACCGTCTGCTGAGACGTAAACCTTAAGAGCCTTTTCTGTTTTTCTTGAGAATTCGTCATAAAGTTGACGATAAGTCATTTGCTCTACATCGCCGGTCTTAACATTTTTAAGAGCGAAATAACTATCTTCGTCGATAGGAGCTTCAAACTTTTTGGTTAGATCCATGTCAAAATCGACAAGCTTAGAATCGTCGATTGTTGAGTTAGAGATCAATGAATCTTCAACATTACCGTCTGTAAATGTAGATTTATTTTGTTGTAGCTCAGTTGCAGCAGAATTGTTAATAGTCATATTTTCTGCAACAGTATTTTCCATAGTACCTTGGAATGCACTGTTTGCGATGACTGAATTCTGTACCGTACTTTGGTCAATAGTTGTATTTGTAAATACGTTGTTATTACCAGTGCCGTCTGAGAAATCTGAATTTACTAGGCTTGTGTTATTAGCAGTAGAATCATTTAGTTCTGAATTTGTAATAACAATATTGTTCGCAGTTGTATCAAAGATATTTGAATTACTAATCTCGGTATCGTAGATAGTACCGTTAGCAAAAATAGATCTAGTGATTACAACATTATCGAGATCGGTGTCACGAATATCTGAGTTAGAGATAGCGACATCCCAGATCTGCGTATTACCATAGATCTCTGCATCAAAAATGTCACCGTTTGAGAAGTTCGTGGTGACGATAGTTGAGTTAGACATAAACGCGTCTTCAAGAATAATCTCGTCGATGGTAATGTTTGTAAGAATAAGACCGTTAGCTGTACCTTGATCGATAGTAACGTTATTATACTCTGAATCGTCAATAGTAGAATTTGTAAGAGTAACGTTGTTTCCTGTACCGTCATTAAACTGAGAACCAGTAATGACAGACTGAGACATTGTTATATTGTTAGCAGACGAGTTTGTAATTCTACCAAGATCGATAGTGGTATGAGTAAATACGTTGTTGTTACCAGTACCATCTGAGAAATCAGAGTTTGCTATTTCAAGATTGATACCAGTAGAGCCTTCAAGACTTCCGCCAATAAATCGGGTTGTTTCGATTCGTCCATTTGTGAATGTTGAAGTATTGATAGTAACACTTGTCAAAGTAGAATCTGACATCGATACGTTTCTAATAGTACCGCCGGTGATGGTGATTCTATTAAAAATCTCGTACTGAATAGCTTGAACTAGTTCTTTACGGGTGATGTTCTTTGTGCCGTCATCACCTTGAATCAAGTTAACAATGACAAAGAGGTCTTCCGGTCTTGTATTGGCGCCGGTTATTGGACCTAATTCTGAAATCTTTGACATTCGGTTATACCCTTATAAGTCTGCTGTTTTTCTTTTTATTTATAAAACAATACCGTATCGTTCACCCGGAATCGATACAATAAAATAGCCTTGATCTTTTTCTGTTTTGTGACAAAATTGATGAGATATATCAGTTCTATCTTTCACAATATTATAAAGAGCTTCAGGTCCTCCCCAAACTGTCCAATCATCAGTAATATGTTCATAGTCCGTTCCAGAAGATTTTAAATTATTTTCTGAATCAAAATAATCTATCTTCATGATTCTTTGTTTTAAATTCATATGATAATGTTTTTTACCTAATACATTACCTTGCTTATCTAAATAATATCCAGTTCCCCAGTGCCATTCTTTACCTAAATTGTCTGTAGGTTTATTATGAGTTGTAGTCACGTAAAGTCTCAGATTATCAGTAGTCAACGTACCTAAATCGATAGCAATCAAACCAGTTCGTGTTCCTTCAGGACCTGTCTCGTACAATCTTCTTGGTACTGAAAATCCATACTTTTCTAAAAAAGTATCAATGTCTTGTCTAATTTCTTCTGAGTTATTACGAATGTAAATTACAACCGAATGCACATCTTTGCGTCTAACAAATTCTAATGTAGTTAGGATGCTTATTGGAAATATATCTAATGCTTCATCTAGGATATCATAATAGCCTCTAAAAATATTTGAATCTACCATTAGTTGCCCCCTGTCCCATTAGCCAAAACTAGTGTAATAGTTTGAGTTACATCTGTTGTGGGATAGCCTATTCTTCTTATTTCAACAGAAATATCTGCAGATACATCTACTCCGTAATATGCAATACCTGCCGAGCCTGCGTTAGAAGGATCTGGATTTCCCCATGTTACTGCAACATGTTGGTCCAAAGTAATCCATTCGCCCCAAAGATCATTTCTGATTACACCAACAGTTCCTGTAGCAAGTGTTGGCGTTTGTGGAGAGTTTACAGCAAGCGGAATGTTCTGCACAACATTACTGTAATTTAATCTTACCTCATAGCGGTCGCCATTTCCTGTACCAATGTCGTCTTGTAACCAGTCTATTACATCACCTAACGCAGGAACATTACTTCCACCTATGTTTGATAGGTTCTGAATAATTTTATCTGTTGTTCCGTCGCTTCTAAGCTGGAAACCAAAACGACAGAAAGGACCTGTAGTAGTCGTATTTGTTGCATTAAATCGCCACAATGTGTTAATACTATTTGCTGCAACAGGCTGATCTGTTGGCACACTAAATTTTGTTACTGAACCATTCTTTTCTATACGGAAACCAAAATAATATGATTGATTTCTTTCAGTATTACCACCAGTTGCAGGTGGGGTAAAGATTTGAGTAGCAGCACCCGTATCAAGGTCGAATTTTAAGTAGCCTGGATTTCCGTAACCGCCGTCGTGGTTACCTACGGCGAATGCTGGAGTTCCGCCTTTACCGAGTTGTACGACATAATCAACCTCTACATCAACATCAACAGTACCGTTCCATCTTCCGCCATAAAAACCACCTTCACCGGCTTTACCCCATTCGTCTGCTCCACCTCTGTTAATCAAACCAAAGAATTCGTAGGAATCTCCATTACCTTGGTCACCGCCACCGCCACCGCCGCCTGCACCCCAGTGTCCCCAAGGTGCAGAGCCACCAGCACTGTTTCTAGGAGCTGCCGTTCCGCCAGCGCCGAATGGTGACGCTTCACCCGCTGTAGCATTCGCACTTGTAAACGCGTTGTTATTTCCTCCAAGACCAGATTGTGCTCCGGCTTTAGTATCAGTCTGGGCTACGTCATCTCGTGTTACGTTAAACGCAGTGAGAAAATTCGCACGATCTATTTGTGATGGTACTACCCCGCCGTTTGCCGCTACTGCAGCATCAAAGGTTGACATAAGCATGATACCACTAGGTCCACCAGATCCAGCTCGACTTACAATATTAGAATTGTTTTCAAAACCAGAACCACCTGCACCGCCTCCGCCGTATGCTTCAAACGCTAGATTAATTATTCTTGTAGCGCCATAAAATTGGCTCATAGCAATAGGTTCACCCTGCTGACCGATAGCAGAGTTTTGGTTTTTATTAGGTACCAAACCTCCTCCTCTAGCATATTCTGATAGAGAGTGCGGCTTAGTGCCGGTAAACTCGTTGGCGATGTCTTGAGTGTTAAGAGGGCCGGAAGTCTTGATAGCCATTTACTTCCCCACTTTTGCTGAGAGTTCCTTAATGGCTTCGATAAGTAGACCTACTAGATTACCATGTCGAACTGCATAAGTTTCTTCATTAGTATCAGGATTCACTGTTTTATATACAATGCCAGGTACGACTTTCTCAATTTCTTGAGCCATAACACCAGTCATCTCTTCACCCGGTCTGCTCTTATAGTTAAACGTGTATCCGCCAAGTTGCAAAACTTTATCTAAAGCATTTTCAATTGGATTAATATTTTCTTTCATCGCGATATCTGAGATGTTTGCAAAAGCTGTAATATCTCCGCTGGCCTGTATTGTGCCCAGATTTGCGTCAGTGGCGTTGTTAACAACCAACGAACTAAATGTTACATTTGATCCTGTTCCTACTGCCTGACCAATATTAATTGGAACAATACCATCTTCATCTGCAGCTCCAAATGTAACACCTGTTCCTTCTGAGAAAGCACCTTGTGCCCTTGCTTTTGTAAAGTAAAGGTTATCGGTACCTTCGGCTAAAGAGTCGGTGTCGTGGTTAATAAGTGAGCTTACTGTACCTTGAACGTTGCCGAAGAAAGTCGCTGGAATATTTGCAGCAGGTCCACCATTTTCAAGTACTTTACCTGACCCGTTTCCGCCTGTAGCGCTTGGATGATATACGTCTCCAGTAAGATCACCAGTTACGTTACCAATTACGCTACCAGTAAAGGAACCAGAACCGCCTTGAGTTACGATATTATTTGCAGTAAATGTTCCGCGAACGACTAGACCATCTTCAATTACCACATCATCTCTTACATATAGATCTACAACTTGAAGAGTACCATTCGGTAGTAATCTAAGCTTAGGATCTCCAGAACCTGTGTCTAAGATAACAGCGGTGTTTACAGAATCTTCCATACCGAAAGTCCACGTGTCAGTATTATCTGTAAGTTCAATTCTAGGACCACCAGCCGTATATTTCAGAACAAGTTGATTCTGATTTGTTGTAGCATTCATTGTAATAGGATTGTGGAATGTAACGTTATTAGCAGAGTTATAAGCTCTTACGTGATCTGAAAAAAGTTCATCATTTGCTTTTAAATCTGTTGCTTCGAACGTTCCTACGAGAGTAGCGTTACCTGTAGTTTCGTCACCGAGAGCAGATGCGGTTACTACTTCAGCTCTAAACAAATCTACCATTTCATTGGTTTTATCAAACCAGTTTTGAAATGTTTGTGTAGTTGTAATGTTTGTAATACTTGATTTTGCCATTTATCTGTTCTCTAATTGATCTAAGCGCTCATTTACTCTAACGAGAGTTTCACGAACAACAACAAGTTCTTTTGTTAAGAGCTCAACTTTTCTATATAAAGCTCTTTCTTGTTTATATTTATTTAGCGCAGCTTTGTCTGTGTTTAAAACTGCGCCTGTCGTTTGCTCTCGTTTTAGATGTATCATGTTAACGCAATGCCTCTATAATCTTTTACCATAGGTACTTGATGGAGATCATCTGCAATAAGATCAATTCTAATTGCAAACTTTCTATATCCGCTAAAGTCTCCTTCAGTGCTTGTATATTCAAGAACTCCATCAGCATCTTTGTTCGCGGCGGCTACTTTATACTTGTACTCTCGATAATCTTTTTGATTAATCGCTGAACAATATACACCTACACCTTCTACCAATTCTAATTCAATCCAAGGTAGAGTATCAAAGTCTGCAGCGTCATATGTATTCTGCGGTCTGATATAAACTTTGATATCGGTGTTTGGTGGTCTGTAACCTGTAACAAAGATTTCCATATCTTCAGCATCAAGATCTTCTGCCAACTCAATTCGTTTTGAGATATATTTAGAAGTATCTGCTGCAGTAGAAGCTGTCATATACTGATAAGCAAGGGCAGCTGATAAGTCCATATCAACCATAGGTGTTGATGTAGAGTTTGAGCCATTCGACATTTCTACTGTAATATCAAATGCTTTCGATCTTGATGGATCATTTGATTTACTAAAGAGTGTTACGCCTTGAGTAAATGTGTTATTATCACCGAATCTCATTGGAAGCTGATATGTTGTGCTTGTATTTGCCGGAGGAACAAAAGTACCTTTAAGCTGTGTTCTTGTAATACTGTCATTTGCTTTCATAACAATTGGTTGGATATAACTCAAGTTAATATCATCGATTGTAGCAATCGTTGCTTGAACACCAGACGCTAATCCTTCAATAGTTCCTGCTGCAAACCCACGACTTGTTCTTGCTGAGCTTCCTTTAAGATGAAGTTCTGTTCTGTCAAGTTTATCGTAGTAAGAAACTCTACCTACAACGATAGGCTCACCCGAAGCAACTGTAAAGTGAGCTGGTTTGTCTACAGTCATTTCAGTATTGCTGTTAACGCTTACGACTCTGAATATGTCTTTAGCCACGTTTCCAGAATCTTCCATTAGAACATAGTCATCGGCGGCATATGTATCACCGAGAACACCGGAATCCGCAGTTACAGTAGTACCACTAATAGTCATTCCACTTACTGTAGCGCCTTGCTTAGGCTTGATCTGATAGACATACTCGTCTTGTACAAACTTACCATCCCAATCTGACAATGTAAAGAATTCATGATCGTCATTTGTCATAGTAACAGAACCGACTGAAGCATTAAAGTCATGTCTGTGCAACTTAAACTTGAGATCTTCGTCTTGGTAAGCACTCCAAGCTCTGTTGTTTGTAGATGTAAATAGAACACCATCACCCCAGTCTTGTACAACAGCTTGTCCATTTGTAGAACCAGATGTGAGATCGTTACCACCAACTTTAGACGTAAAGTGCAGATAGTTTGGATCGTTGGCGTCAGGCATTAGAACAACACAGTATTCTTTCTCAATGTCCATTCTTACTGGAGCTGGGAAAGTTACAGTTGTAACTAGATCTGAAGTATCAGAAACATTTATTTCTGAAGCTAATAGATGCACTTTACCGAAAGGCAAGATTGTATTTGTTGGATAACCATTTTCCACTTCACGAAGCATAACAGTAATACCATTCGTTTCTGACTTTCTCTTAAAGTAAAGATCAATCTTTGAAACGAATACACTGTTAGATCCTTCACCCATACCTTTCTTGATAAAGAATGTCTGAGCAAGTGGATCCCCGTTGCCATTTCCTGGAGGATCAGCGGGTGGATCCGGGCGAGGTCTTCTTCTACGTGGCAGGTTGCGAGTTGTCGTTGTTTCATTATGGAAGAACTCTGCAGTTCTTGTAGAAGCAGTCATAGACTGAGCATCTATAGAAATATTATATGAGTTATATGCGATAGTAGCTCTAGATGTTGAACCTGAAGCAATACTTGAGTACTGATCAACGTCAACAATGTAGAGTACTCTTTCACCTACAAAGAATGTTTCTTCAGGAATACTAAATACGGCTCTCAATACGCCGTTTTCGTCTGTAAGTACATCAGCACCTTTATCACCAAATGCTTGAATATCTCTTGTAGCATTTACTGCAGTACCTGGCGCGACGTCTTGATTAACGTCAACACCATCAAAGAAGAAATAATGTTTAGTGTTTGGTCTCAAACCAGATACAAAAATATTTACATCTCTTGCTCTAATAAACGGCATGAATTGTACGTTAGAAACAAAGTCACCAACTCTTTGGTCGATAGTAGCGTTCTCTCGAGCTGCAATAGTAGAAACTGTACCTTCTTGAATTGGTGTTGGGAACCAGTCGTTCGGGTTACCGATCTGAGTACTTCCAATAACGTCACCCCACTGAGTATCAGTAAGAGGAATATATCTTTGTAATCCTTCAACAAAGCTTGTAAACGGCGTTGCTAGATCGATATTCAAACGTGTTGGGTTTGTTACAGTATCATGAACCATGTCATGTGATGGGAACAATTCTGCTGTACCGTTAAACGACCAGAAGTTACTTACACAGTTTCTAAAGTTTGTTGCATAAGGCTGGTTAAGTAGCTCAACATGCGCATTTCTTTCAAGCGTAGCAACATCAGCATCTGCTGTATTCGGGAAGATAGTGGCATTCGTACTTGTTTTGTACTTTAGATCCATTGGGAAAGTTTTTACTGCAGGAGTAAGAATCTTTCTATTAAAATGAATCGCTGCTTTGTAGTCAGTATCTTCTAGGTTAGCAAGAGAACTGTCGTTCATTGGATCTACAAGATAACCATTCTTAAATCTTGTCAATCCATTTTCATCTAGAATTGTCATGTTCTCGACAGAAGATTCAAGCTGGCTCAAGCTGATATAGTACTCAAGTCCTTCAAGTCTTTTCTCAATCTTTTCGATATCTCTCATTCTATAACGAGGAGTACCTTTTGATTTAGCACTTACAGCATACTCAAATTTTCTTTGGTTAGCGGCTTCATTAGGACTTAGAGCTGGATATCCAGGAATTGTAATCTGCGAAATTACCATCTCATCAGAACCTACCTGAGGAGGAACTGGAGTAGCAGATTCTACGCCTTTTACAATCTTAATGCTACCAAATGAATCTACAATAATACTGTCAACACGAGCAAGATATGTTTCAATGTCACCTGTTGCAACAGCATTCAGACAAGGTTGTAGGTAATCTGTTCTTGAGAACTGAGGTGCTTGCTGACCAACAGTCTGAGTAATTGTTCCGGCAGATGCAGGAGTTGTATGACTATATTGAACAGCAGCATTTTTGTCTGCATGAGGTCTAAAGTCAATGCATTCGCGCATGTTGTAAATCTTTTTATTGCCAGATGAGTATGTTGGAATTTGCCATGAACGACATTTATCATTTGGCAAAACAGCAGTCTCATCGTCGATAGGATAACTATCGATCGTAAAGAAGTATTTACCGCTGCCCGGATTTGGTTCGAAACATTTCATACGTACTGTAATCGTACCAGCATTTGGCTTTGGTCTGCCCGGAATATATTCCATATATGAAATATCATAGAAAGTATCTTTCTGATTGATTCTCAATCTAAAGCTTTCACTGTAATCTGTTCCAGTGTTGTCAGTTACTTCTAGAATCTCATATACATCTGGGAAGCCAAGGCTGTACGTATTTACTACAGCCGAATAAGTGTTCTTTACATAAACATTGCGCACAAGTTTACCGAACGGTCTTGGATTCGCAGTATATCTTGTATTTACATATAGAGTACCGGCAGGATCTGAGTTGTCTGCAGGATCAAGGTTAACTGTGATCTCATTTAAGTTGACAGATCTTGAAAAACTTAATATATTAATCTTATCATTACCGGCATCGACAAACGTTAGGTCTGCTTGATCTGGTGAGAAGTCATCAGCTTGAATGTCGGAATCAGAAAGTGTAAATGAGTTTCCTGTAATACCAGCAACTGCTACAGATTCTCTCGCAGGAATAGTCATGTCAGTAATTGACTTAAGACTAAACTGCCCTGTGTCAAAAATAAACGGAGCATTTTTAACGTCTTGAAGTATTGAGTTGTTTGCAATAAAGATTGTGCCTGAATCGCCGTTAATTCTATCCACATCTTTAAATGTAAAGTTAGAATTAGTCATCTTAATATTGCTTAGATATAGACGATTTTCTGTAATATTTCTTGCATATGCAGAACCAAT